ACAAACCCAACGAAGCCCCAACAACCGAATCGCCAGGGGGCAGCTCAGTCGTTAGACCACTGATATTGACAAGTGGGCGACGAGCTACCATGACAAACCAACTTTTAAATCTACTTTAGCCTGGGTCAAATTGACTTGAGCAACATCAGACCGCTCGAAGTCACAGCACGACCAATAAAACTCCAGGGAACCTGGCCGTTCCAAGACGTCGGTTTAGTTGATGTTGTCGTAATGCCGCTAGTTGTTGGATTTGCGTAGTAGAAGGCGCCGGTCGTTAGGTTGGCAGCAGGTTCGTTGTATAAAGTTCCTGGCAGATTCACGAGGCACGACGAGCCACTAGCCACGGTGGATTGGGAGACGCCGAGGACGTTAGGGAAGGAGTTTATGGTGGGAATGTATGAGGTTGAGATGAGTTCGTTGGCTACAATTGCAGTGCCAAAACTGGAGTTGCCAACATCAGCGTAAGCAATGACGATTCGGTTGTTGGTTGAGTTGTAAGTAAGGGAGGTGTAAGGGGAGCTAGCAGATTCAAAAACAACAGCAGTGCCGAATGAAATGGACGTACCAGAAACAGTACCGACAATGGCGGTGCCGTAGCTGGAATTGCCGAAGTCTGTGTAAGCAATGACGACTCGACTATTAGTGGAGTCGTAAGTGGCGGAAATGTACCTGGAATCAGCAGATTCAAAAACAACAGCAGTACCGAATGAGATTGATGTACCGGAGACAGTACCGACAATGGCGGTGCCAAAACTGGAGTTGCCGACGTCTGTGTAAGCAATTACAACTCGGTTGTTGGTGGAATTGTAGGTGGCGGAGATGTTAAGGGTGGTAGCAGATTCAAAAACAACAGCAGTACCGAATGAGATTGCTGTACCAGAAACAGTACCGACAATGGCGGTGCCGTATAAAGAGTTGCCGAAGTCTATGTAAGCAATGACGACTCGGTTGTTGGTGGAGTCGTAAGTGGCGGAGCTGGAAACGGTGGTAGCAGATTCAAAAACACCGGCAGTACCGAATGAGATTGATGTACCAGAAACAGTACCGACAATGGCGGTGCCGTAGCTGGAATTGCCGGCGTCTTGATAAGCAATGACGACTCGGTTGTTGGTGGAGTCGTAAGTGGCGGAGATGTAAAAGGTGGTAGCAGATTCAAAAACAACAGCAGTACCGAATGAGATTGATGTACCGGAGACAGTACCGACAATGGCGGTGCCGTAGCTGGAGTTACCACTGTCCGTGTAAGCAATTACAACTCGGTTGTTGGTGGAATCGTAGGTGGAGGAGATGTAGTCGGAGCTAGCAGATTCAAAAACAACGGCAGTACCGAATGAGATCGATGTGCCAGAAACAGTGCCGACAATGGCGGTGCCATAGTCGGAGTTGCCGAGGTCTCGGTAGGCGATAACGACTCGGTTGTTGGTGGAATCGTAGGTGGAGGAGATGTAGTCGGAGCTAGCAGATTCAAAAACAACAGCGGCACTAGGGAAACTAAAACTTTCTGTTGTTGTACTTCTAACACTCTGCACCCTCCCCGCACCATCAACACCAACCACATAACCCGACGCAATTGCACTAGCCGCCGTAAGCCGAGCAGTCGTTCCACCACCAGCGCCGAGAGTCGGGACTAAAGCCAGCGCAGCATTACCCGATGCAAGCGCAGCGGTGCCGACAACCAGCGAATTATTACCACTAGCCAGCGCATTAGAAGCTAAAAACGCCGCAGTAGAACCGCTAGCTAATGCAGTATTCGCAGTGACCTGAGCCGTGCCATCGATACCCAGCGCATCCCCGACGTAAATAATCCCACTTGGATTCGGCGCCAGAGCAACATCAATTTGAATATTGCTAGAAACCGTGCCGCCGCCAGTTAGACCGCTACCAGCAACAACCTGAGTTGTCGAAGTACCCGCAGTAACAGTGTCGCCGGTTAACAGCTCCGAAACGAGACCATTTTCAATAACGAGCGGGCGGCGGGTAGCCATCTTAAAACCTCAACGTAAGTGAATCAGCTGTACAGATCCACGGGAGCTTCAATCTCAACATGCAACTCAGTTGTACTGAGTGCGATACCAAGATTTACAAGGGCCGCGTAGCCGCTAGCAGCCGTCACAGTACCAGAAGCGGTGCTGTATCGCGTAATCTCGCCAGTGAACCGTGAAAGATAGTAAAACTGGCCCGGAACTAACGTACTATCGGCCGTGATGTTGGCATCACTAACAACGACAACATCATCAACATTCACAGCCACGCCGCTGCCGGTTGGTGCCGCTGCTGTAGTAATACCAATAACGTTAAATTGCTCAGAAGCAACACCGCTGGCAGCTGATGCTGGCAGTACATATGTACCGCTTACATACACAGGTTGACCTTGGATCAGAGCCGAACCAGCGGTAAAAGTTTGAGTTTGTCCAGCACTCGTGGTGACACCGGCTCCATTAACAAGCCAAACCTGCTGACTGCCGAGCGTAAAGTCCGTATAACGCCTATTAAATATCGCTCTGTCAGTCATTCTTAGAGCACGGACTTCTAGTATTTAAATTATAAACGACATCACAAATTCAGTAGTTATCATCCCTCGGGTTGATAGCCATGAGGCTATAGCCAGTAAGGAGTAAAAATCCAAGACTACTTAACAACAAAAAAACAATCATTTTACAATAAACTGAGGTTTACCTATTTCTATTGCAAGACCAGAAGAAGTAATAGCGCGACCTACGGGCTCAAGATAACAACCAGAAGATGTTAAATTATAACCAGAAGCCCAAACCGTATAAGATACGAGTAAACCAGAAGTTGTAGCAGAAAGATACCTAATGTTGCCTGGAGTCAATCCTGAATAAGAGTTATATATTGCATCAGAGTTAACACGAATAAGGTCTCCAGTAACACCGGAATCAATCGCGATGCCAGCCACGCTGGCTTGATCCTGCGTGAGCGAACTAGCTTTAAAAATTAAACCAACTGAAGAAACATAAATAGCTTGACCAGCCGAGATGGCTTCACCAGCTCTAAAAGAAGTAATAGCCATCTCGACCTACTAGATCACTCCAGTTTAACCCTTTCCCTGGCCTCGCGTTTTTTTCCTACCGTGAGAAGGCTTGCTGTGTAAACCATCTCCCTGCCGAGTTTTTTTAGGTTTTGACTCGATTTTATCGAGGACAGCCTTGGGCTTGGACATGAAGAAAAAGCGACGGCACTAGCTTAAGGCCAAAACGAGGAACGTCAAGCGACTCTGTTAACAGTCAAGATAACGGAGGGGACTGCAGGAACGCCAGCCGAAGTCCCGGAAGCTAATATACGTAAACTTAAATCAGGAGATTTCCACCGGAGTTCGGTTGTGTCGTTAGTGTTCATAGAAAGAAACCAATTCCAAGCCGCAACTATGCGTTCGTTATTATCGCGTAAAGTTACACTGGTGGCGCTGTCGGGGACATTGACATTATTTTTAGCTATCCATATAATTACATCGTCTGATCCAGCATCAGTTTTATCTAATTGAGCCGAATATTGAATATTGTATATACCAGAATTTGCAACTTGAATTAAATAACCAGAAACAACAGAAACACCATTAGAAATATCTGTTGTATTTAAACGAACTTTATTTATAGATGTTCCACTAGGATTTGTTTGAATAGTAGTGTCGTAAAAAGATCCGTAGTACGGAATTAACCCACTTCCCGGTACACCTTGAATACCGGTAGGGCCGATTGCGCCACTAGGACCGATTGCGCCACTAGGGCCGATTGCGCCACTAGGGCCAGTCGGGCCGGGGATTCCATTATTTATAAGAACTAAAGCATTATCATCTCGTGTCGTATATAAGTAACCAGACGTTGTGTTTAAAACTAACTCCCCAATTGCAGGATCTCCAATGGAGACTCCTGATGCAGTGCGCTTTACTCGTTGAAAGTTAGACATCAGTAAACACCTCCATCAACATCAATGTCAGACCAAGTTGCTCCGTTCCACACCTTCAGGCGATTAACGGAAGAATCGAGCCACCCAGCACCTTGTACACTAGGCGCCGGAGCGGCGGGTCCATAAGCAAAACTTCTAGAAGGTCCGGTTTCGTACCACCCAGAGGTTACTGCGTCATAAACAAACAATGAACCCATTAAGGAATTAAACCAAATCGATCCGTCACGCGGCGGCGCGTTCAGACCAGTACCAGAAGGTGGTGCCTCTCCTTTAAGCGCAAGCGCTTCTGCGTTTGTCTGATACCACGAGGGCTCAGATACACCATTACCGGACGCATACACGAATAACCGCCCTTGGTTGGTGTCGAACCAAAGGTCACCTGCTGCGTACCCAGTGCCAGGTTGTCCAGAAACAGTGACAGAAGCACCACCACCACCTCCGCCTTGAGTATCTGTGCCGCTAATGACAGCAACAGTTCCGCTGTACAGAACGGTAACACTGCCTGCTCCTGCAGCATTTAAGTTAATTCTTGTGCCAGCGTCGCTGAGATAAATACCAGAGCCAGCGCTGATTGAAATACCAGAAGCCGAAACGACAGCTGCGTTAATTACAGTTGCCGTACCACTTGTCGTGAAATATATACCAGAGCCAGCAGCAATATCCGCAGTGCCCCCTCCTCCTTGAACTCCGCTAATACTGGTATTCAAATCCTCCAGAGCACGCACCACCCCTTCAAAGTTGTAAGGGTACCCGTAAGGGCATCGTGAATAACTGATGGTGCCCACGCCGCTTACGGTTTGGATAAGTTCTTCGACAACAGTAACAATACCCTCGAAGTTTTCAGAATGAAGCGCACGAGGGAATGAACCGTGTGTAGGGCAGGCGGGTACGTTAATCTCAGTCATTTACAGACGTAGCCCTCCCGTATTCTCCAGTTTAACTGAGGGAGATCAAATTCTACATCTTTGTGTTATCCATAGAAATTTTAAATACGAGCTCGCCATCTCGTTCATGAAACGCAAACTGTTCAGCAAGTTGCCAGGCGGGGACTCCGAGCACAGTAGCCCTGCGGCGCAATCCTTCCCAAGTAACTTCTTCTACTGGCTGGACTGTAATCTCAGACACAGGACACCTCCAGGTTTTACAAAGTCTATAGGTTTCTTAGGGTATATGTAAACCACGAGCTAGCCGTAACCCTATGGTTTGCGTTTTAAAAAATCTTCCCAAAAACTTTCTCTAAAACCGTGCTTTACCAACCAAACTAGACTAACTAATCAAATATAAATTATTAGAGTTGTATCTATATAAACGTATTAAGTTAAAGTTTTATAAAACAACTAGGTAAACATTCAAAAACCCATTTAGTAAAAGATAAAAATTGTAGTCTCAATCCAGTCTCGTCGTAGACTCCTTAAAAATAGAAAGTATTAATTATTAGGGCTTTTGCGCCTACTCTTCTTTAATACGTTGTGTGCACTCTAAAAATTTTATGCTTCCTTAACGTTTCTTGGTGTGCATCAGGTGCTATGCTGCACCCAGAATGCAACTCTTGGTATGGGCTTAAACCTCCGGGCAGTAGCGCTACTAGGTCTCCTCGACCTAGACGATTCAGCCTGTCCTAACCCCACGGGGGCTTCTAAGACCATTGAGAGGATTGGGCACTGGCATATTGAGCACCACTCCGATGTCTCTGTCTGGCGTTGCTTGTGCGGTCGCTCGGACCCGCTCTGCATCCCGGCTAGCTTCCGCAAGCGAATCCGTCTGCCTCATGACCTGATCCAAGCCTGCGAAGTTTGCCGGAGCGAGTTGGCGGCCTGTTCAAGTCGTGCCACACGGCTACACGCATGGCTGGAACGCCATCGGCTCCTGATCGATAGGACCGAGCACCTTGAGTACCCAGAGGATCGCGGCTTTACCTACAGTGAGGATGACGGACAATCCATACGGACTCGCCGTTTTATTTATGAAGCATTCTTTAAGACAAAACTAAGATCTAGTGATTTCGTGAGCTCCAAGTGCTCTAATCCATTTTGTATCAATCCATACCACTTGTGCATCAAACCAACCCCGAATCAGAAAGCTTCACCCGCGATCGCGAGGTTTATATCCCACCTTCAAGAGATAGGCATCTCAGCCAAGATTACTCAGAAGGTGGTGGCCGAAAAGTTCGGAACGAAATTATCTCTTTCCACAATCCAAGGGCTCAGGGCCGCAACCAAGCAATTACTAAGTACGGCGGCTTAATCCTTGACTTACAGCAGATGCAACCTGCTAGCATCAGCGAGATTTCCGAAACGGTCGGTCAGTCTACGAGCACAACTCGAAATCATTTGAGGCGGCTGATGCAGTTGGGCCTCGTTATTAAAACTTCATTCGAGCATCATTCTCTCTACTGTTTAAATGGCTGTTACAACTTACACATCACCAGCGTACTCTCAGAGTTCTACGAATGAACTCAAGCGTCCGTGTCTCTGGGATGACAAGCATAAAATCGAGAACCTTCCGATTTGGATCTACACCGATAATCAACCACCAAAAAATATCGAAGAGTGCGAGGCAAAGTTAAGTTCACTTAACTACACCATCCGCGACATTGAGCTACAAATTGAGATTCGTGAGCTTGAACTTAAGACTGGCTCTAGTCGCCACGGGAATGCTTTTGACTTCGATCGCTGGAAGGTAGGGGCACTTAAAGCTAAGCAAACTCACCTTTACCTCTTGAGCGCATATACATACTGGTTGCTCAATAACACCCCTAGAGTTCTTGACACAGCTTCAAAACTCGATAAGCTGATTGGGTTATTGATTGAGGATCCAGCAGACTTCGATCAAAAAGCTACGGCGCTCCTAAACTAAATGTGTCTTTGCGTAACAAAGGCCGCAGAGACACGGGGGGTGTTGTGTTCGTTTTAGCCTTTTCCGACTGACCGTAAGTCGCCCTGGTTGCCTGGTACCGGGTGACCAAGGGGAGCCCCTCAACTATTTACATGGATCAATCACTCAGAGAAATCAAGCAGATCAGAGATGCTCTCGTCAACATTGACGTTACGCTTCAACTTTTAATTGCACAAAAAGAAGGCAAGGTAACAAGTGCTTTCGTAAATAAAAAAATAATTAGTCAAAGACTCAACGTACCTTCTGTAACAATCGACAAGCTGCTTCACCAAGGGATTGTATCTGGCGGGTCTTCCGGTCTTGTTGAAGGAAAGCATTACTGTAAGGTGGACCCAGAAGAACGAAATTCTTCAAAGTTTCTGTTCGACCCACACGCGGTTATGCAGGCCGCTTGGAAAAACTTTCAAAATGTTTGATTTATCGCGAGGCGCAACTGCCCTCATTAAAAATTTATTTGGTGGCAACGAGACTGAGCGCATGATCAGCGCTGGTGTTGTTCGGACTATTCTGTCCGACATGACTCGGTTGTACTTTGAGAACCGTGCCGCGATGGGAGAAGGGATTCTTGTATTTGATCCAGAAAGTCCCGAGCAATCAAAATACATGACTAAGACGGATCTTGAAAACGATTTAGCTATAGCTCAAGAGGGGATGGATCGAGAATCTGAGCAACTGTTCAGCAAAATTATTAAAATTATTGAAAAAGAATCTGATTCAGATTTAGCTCTTGTAGCCATGATTCAGTACAGCGAAATTGCTATTCACATTATTGACCCAAAGGAGGCTAATAAAAAGATTGACGAATATTCAAACGGTCTCTTTTACTAATGACGATTTTATATCTCCTCCTGAGTTAGTAGCTACCACGGCTGCTTTCTTTGGAGGATCAATTGACCTAGATCCTGCCTCAAGCGAAGTTGCTAACTCAATTGTTCAAGCTGATCGATTTTTTACGTGGCGTGAAAATGGACTTGTTCAACCGTGGAAAGCAAACAATATTTATCTTTATCCTCCTAGAAATGTCTTAACTGGTGATGAACAACCAAAAGACACCAGACTTTTTAGAAAATTATTAAGATTTAAAAAGTCGGCCCAACGCGTGTGGCTAGAGCACTGCTACCAAAAGTGGCTACACAACGAATTTGGACAAGCAATAATATTTTTAACTTCTTCTGAAGTTGCTTTATTGGTTACTCAGAAAATTAAATTTGATTTTCCTTTTTGTATACTTGCAGAGAGACCTAAACTTATACGAGAAAAAGATTTAAATTTAGTCAAAGCTAAAGTATTTGGTTTTTTATATTATTTACCGCCGCAATCAAATTACGAGATAAGTATTAGAAATTTTTCTGAACATTATAGTAATTTGGGACGGGTATATATTTAAGCAAATCTTTAGTATCCCAAGATTCGTCTGGGCCATAGTTATCTTTTTCTCCAAAACCTATGCCCACAGGGCGAGTGGCTTGGAGGCGACTACGAGCGTCTTTTTTTTGTTGTCTTGCTCGATCTTTTAGCTCTAATCCGAATAATTCACCGGCAAATCTATGCGTTTTCGGTTCTTGATCAACATGATGCTGACGTCGCCGCCCAAAAGCCTCTATTCTTTTCTCAATACCCAGCTTGTGGACACTGCGCATTATGCCAGGGTCCCGTAGCTCATCAGACCTGCTACGTCGCCACTAGTGTTGTAGTACCTACCAACGGCATCGGCAGTTCCTTGATTACCGTAAATAAATTTAGAAGCCTGTGGGCCACTGTAATCCATCATCATCCCATATTGAGAAGCAATTTCAGGAGCAGTCCAGTCAGCTGCCTTTCTAATTGATCCAACATCCATAGAAACCACAGCGGGATCTAAAGCCAACTTTTCATAGCCGCCGAGACGACCTGCCAAAGAATATTGATTCTGGATATTATCAACTCGTGTATTTAATAAGTTATATTGTTTTGAGATATCAGGATCGATTCCTAAGTCACTACGTCCTAGTGCGCTAACCTTATCCACAGTCTCTGCAAAAGCATCATAATATTTATTTAAAGCTTCTTCACCAGTCATCCCAGTTAGAGCAGGATAAATATTAGCTATACGCTCATCGATTGCTTCTGTGGTTTCCCTAGCCCGCTCGTCTAGTTCCTTAATAGAATTTTGAGTATTAAATTTGGACCCTGCAAGAGCGCCTGCGGTGCCAGCTAGTCTAAAAATATTAGATCCTGCTTGAGAACCTAAACCTTTTAAAAAATCAGAACCAATACCGCCTAGGGGGTTACTACCTCCACTAGGTTTAAATGCGTCTGAATAATTTGGAGATCCACCGGATCCACCAGACCCGTTGTTAAAAAAACCGTAATCTGTAGTGTCAAAAGCCATCGTTTACTTACGCACAAAAGCGCCTCTAGCTTATAAGTTTAACAGGCTCCTCGAATGAGCTAATAGCTTGAGCCAGCAATTGTGCCTTTGCTTGCTCCATTGCTACTTGATTTCTTTGAAACTGTACTGCGGCCTCGGCTTTTGCCAAATCTTCAACTTTTTTACCCTGTTGACTTGATTTATATAAGTCAATTAACAAATCAGCACTAGGATCTACCGCAGAGTTGTTTTCGGAATAATTAGTGAACTCTGGCTTGCTTAAAGAAGACTGAGGTCCCGTCTGTCGCAGAGCGCCACCAATACCTAGTAAGTTAATAAATTTATTTAAAAACCCTAAGTTAGCGCCTTGCTTTCTGGCTGTAGCACCAGCCGGTTGCGTCGCAGCTTGCCCAGCCCTACGGGCTCCCTCATCAAACCACGTGGAAATTTGTGACGAGCGTTTAACAGGCTGTCCATAAGCACTTTCACCAGTTGCAACAGGGATCGAAGCCCACTCAGGTGCAAGGTAGGCTTGAAGCTGTGGAGAGAGAGCTCCTTCTTTTGTCAACGCCGCCAGTCCACCTACAGGCATTAAGCGTTGGCGAACCTTGTACAACATTGCAAGGTCTTGACTTTCAGGACTAAAGTCCTTTAGGCCCAGCTCACGAGCAGCTTCTGTATAAGTTGCAGGCATGAACTGATAAGCACCAGCTGCTGCACTTGCGTACCCTGGCGTGCGGACAACTTTATCTGGGTGCCTTGAAAAGTCACTAAACTTACCACCGCCAAACAAAACGTCGTAACCAGGCTGATTAGCACGCCAAGTACCTTCAGCGCGGCTGATGGCTTGCTGCAAACCCCGAAAAAACCCTGGATTTTGCTGGCGCCAGGCTTCTAACTGAGCCCTGCTCTGAGACATTGTATTTACAAATTCTTGATACTATCTAATTTAATCCGTTTTGTTATCAGAATCGTTGAAAATATCTACTTCAGTGTCAATAACCACGCCGATTTCCCCCATAACGGACTTATAAGCTCTTTCCCTGCACACAAATCTAAAAATTGTGTTCCATAGGTACTGGTCTCTGGCTTCCCCTTTCAAGGAATGAGCAGCGTTTTTAAGACGAGTGAGAGTGAAGTCATCTTCGAGAGTCAAGCCGACTCGGATCCGCCCAGGCTCGTTTGTCACCGCCCGATATATATTTTCTAAAAGTCTAAATGAATTTACTATTTTCTACTGCGCTTACCAAGATTTACAAGCCCAGTAACGTGCCTTAAGCTTACTTCCAGGATTATCACAGTTATGACGTGCCCTGAAGCTCTTTCTACGTTCGGGAATATGTTTTTTGATAGTCATGTTTGGGTCGCCAAATCGCACCAAGCGCACCTCGTCACCCTCTTTTGCAGCCACAGCGAATTTCTTTCCACCATCAGAGTCCCTGCGTGGCTGGTTATATCCCTTGAAGATCTCACCAGCGAGCCGGATTGCCATAGGTCTGGTCCTGTGCGTTTTCTCAGTCTACTGGGTCTCAATTTAAAATTAACCTTAAGACAAGATTCACAGATTCACTTTGTGGAGATTCCTGCTAACCTTTTCACGTTGTCTTCATTCACAACGCCACATTAAATGGAATCCGCAAAGCTCTTGACCATCGCCCAGACCGCTGAGTTGCTGAACTGCTCTGCAGGTTTTGTACGTAAGCGTATCTCTCTGACCGAATCCAACCAGCCCGGTGGTTGGCCCAAGGGGATCTTCGTGAATCTCCAACCCAACGGCGCCAAGTCGCTGTTCCGCATCAATAAGGACGCTCTTGAGGCTTACCTAAACTCTGCGGAAGAAGAGGCTACAGTAGAAGAAAGCGTAGCTTGCGCTGTCTGATCGCTGACAATGAACACTTCCTCTTTGGCCAACATCTTTCAAAGTGCTTCTCAAGCTCCGACGCAAGAAGTCGTCAAAGAGGAGGTTATTCTTACAAAAGAGGCCACGCCAGATAATCTCGTTTATCAGATGGTCTCTTTTGCTTCTTATTTATATCAATTGAACATCCAGGCTCATTTGCTTCACCTCAATGTCGAGTGCTCAAACTTTTTATCTGTTCATGAATTTTTAAAAGAACAGTACGAACAGCACACAGCAGATTTTGACAGGGTAGCTGAGTTAGTCCGCAGCATGGATTACTTAATGCCTATGTGCCAGTGTAGTCTTTTTGACGCATTTAAAAAATTCCCAGCCGTCAAGACCTACGACGCTCGCGAGGGTCTGACGCTTTACACTAAGAACATTGAAGCTGGCGCAATGATGGCAAAAGACGTCACAGAGGCAGCTCGTGAAACTGGAGCACCTGATGCTGAAAACTATCTTGCTGAAATTAGTGGCAATTTATTCAAAGGAGCTTGGATGCTAAAGGCGACTCTCCGAGGCTCTATGTAAAAATCCAGCCTCCGTTGGCTGATACATATAAACCACTAGCGCCGGCATTAAGATACACGAGACCTCCGTTATAAGCTGCCGGAAGAGTAGTAACAACAGCAATTCCACTAGCTACAACAGCAGAGTTAGCCACTGTTGCCGTTGTTGCAGTAGTAGCTGACCCAGCAGTGGTGGCAAAACCAGCAGTAGTAGCCGACCCAGCAGTGGTGGCAGAATCAGCAAATCCTGCGCCGATTTTTTGCCAGACTGCTCCGGTCCAAACACGAAGGTAATAACTCGCTGTTGATGAGTCAGACCATAATTCGCCGACTGAATTACCAGTAGAACCTACAGGACTGGAGTTAGGTGCGGTTGTGCCGTAATGGTTTGGACCAAACTTACGAATTGAACCTGCAGAATCTTTAAAATAAAGACCAGGATCGGCCGCACCAAAACTCAGTGAAAGTTCACCGGCCTGCACCGTGGAAGTGTTTGGACGGTCTGAAGCGTTACCACTGCGCTTAGAAAGCAGAATTACAGGTGTTGAAGCCATCAGTAAGTGCCGCCGTTTATAAGTGAAGGATAAGAGGGATAAGGAATTAAAACACCATTAGCGTACCGACCACCGTCGTAAATTAAAGTAGCTCCACTTACAAGAACTCCGTTACTGTATGTGCCTCCATCTAATTTAGGCGTAATGTTTGGATCAGGAGGGGCGAAAGGGTCGTATTGATCAATAGTAAACATTTCAAAACCACTAGCCGTCATAGGTGTAGTTGTACCTGACGCCAACGTGTCAAAATTAAGAGTTTTGACCATAGTGGGGTGCATGTCCGGGTACATCATGTGTACCGGCACTGTATTTTTTGAAGGTGAATATTTTTCCCACCAACGAAGACGTTTCTGTCGTTTCTCGAATGTTGTTTGCTTAGCAAGATTTAAATCAAACTCATCTCGATATCTGTCATCCATAGGCTCGTCGGTAGGTTGAGCTAACCACGCCGGTGGGAACATATCGTCACCAAACCGATTCTGCATATCCCAGAAAGAAGCATAAATATGTTTACACCATCTAGGGGCAAAATAAATAAGATTAGGGTCTGAGTAAACTTTATTACCGTCTGTATAGCTAGGTAAGTTTAATAATTTTTTGACGTACAAGAATCCAAAATCACGACTAAATCCTGGAAAATCTCTAGTATTTTCAGTTCTAGATGCTAGATAATCTTCACCAGCATCATATAAACCTGGTTTTAAATCTTGAGGTAGTGTGTAAGGGTATTTACGTCTAAGGTTATATTCGTAAAGGTTAAAATCTTCACGAGCCAGATAGTCAGGGCAGTTGCATCCAAAACGCATCTCCGTAGTAAAGTAATCCCCTACACTAGGTAAACTGGCAGGAGCAGCCAAAGTCTCGTTATTTATAACAGACCAGCTGTTATTTGTATCTAACGAAATAAAAATACTATTAAATATTGGCGCAAAACTAGGCGTAATAGGTGTAGTACCATTACCTACACCTATAACTACATAGTTGTTGTAACTAGTTTTTTCGGTTCCATTAGCGGCAAATCTATCAGAAAGTATCTCACCGGCAAAGAATGAAATAGGGGGGCCAAAGTTGCTGGATAGCTCTACGGCATAAATAGTTCCACTTGTCTGAGTTACAGATTTAATTGAGTACCCAAAGTCAAGAAAATTAAAAGAATCTCTAGGACGTATGGCGACCATCCTCATGCCCATGTCTTGACTCATGGATGGATACATATAACAAACTCCAGGCAACGCTGCACCAATGCCCACGGTGCCTGTTGTCCAGTAACGGAAAGAATAATTTAAACCTACATATGCTTGATTAGCGTACATATATAACTCATAACCCCGACGCCACCTAGTCCACATAGAGGCGTAGTTATAGTCGTACAGAATACTAAAATCTTTTAAATTAAAATCGGGTCTGAATTTACGTTTAAAAGGCATCGGCGAAGAAAGCTGATGCCCTGTACTAGCGCCTTCAAATGACGAAAAGCTAAATTTAGATTTTTTTGGTTTATGAGAATTCCATTGAAACTCGTCTGATCCTTTCCGTCTAGTCACGGATCAGTAGAAACCTCCCTGTGCCATGATACAAACACCGGAGGTACTTAAACCACCGGACACTGCGGCCGGACCGTTGCCGAGATAACCAACACAAAGGATATATCCTTTTTCAAGATACATCGCCTCAGCTTTACCTCTTTCAATCGGATAAACGAGACTAGTATCACCAACTTGAGGAGTAGGCGCGACACATGCAGGAAGTTCAACTCGTTGAATAACGCCTTCAGTTGCGCCCGAAAGACCTACCTCAAATTTCCCAACAAGTAAAGAAGTCGAAGTAGAGGGAGCTGCTTGGTTTGGAGCGTAAACATAAACTCCGAAAGCGGCAGTGCGTACACCTGACCTATTCGGATAACTTTCAGCAGAAACTACAAAAATATCTTCAATAAGAGCACCATCCTCAGAAGGAAGATCTCCCACACGGACAAGTTGGATAAGATCACCAAAATCAGGATTACTGGCGTTAGCAATCACCGTAGTGCCGTTGTTGATCCTAGCTCCCCTAAAAAGGGGACGATCCACCATCAGGGGTTGCTTGTTTGTGCTTGTGGATGCCATTAGATGCGCTCCGTGAGATTAGTGAATTAGTTAGCGTGCCGGTGTGGCAGGAGCTTGAGAAGGAAGTGTTCCGGTTGCAGCCGGAGTACCTAAATCAAACTGTCCGGTCTTCAGAGCTTTAAGAGCAGCCTCAAAGGGTATCTTATTTGATCGAACCCCTTCAAGTATTAACTGACGTTCTAAATCTTTTTGACTTGTTGCTTCGCGATCCTGACGAGCTTGAATTGTATCTTGTTCGTTGCGCTTCATCATCTGCTCGTACACTTTAAAAATTAAAGCGTCGCCCGCCATTCTCGAATCTTCAGAGTCACGGCCAGGGAGAGGTAAGCCCTCGTAACCACGTTTAAAACTTAAAGCAACTTCAGCTATAGGTAAAAGCGCACCTGCAATATCGTTAATTGTCTTTAAAAATCCGCCTCCCTTGCCACGTGGCTCAGAGTCCATAGAGACACCAGCAGCTGGGGTCTCACGAGGGCTGAAAACAGGCTCTTGAGTTGCGCTCTCCACAGGGGGCTGAGGCATGAAATAAGGGACACGCTCGCCACCAGAGTAAGCGTAACTACGTGGTGACATTGATGGGGCGTTCATACGCTTACTCTAAACGTTTTAGATCCTGCAGTTATTTTACTATCAATACCCAGCGGACATTCCAGGACGAGGTGCTTGCTCCTTAAGAAAATTTAAGACTCGCTGCAAATTAGGTTGAACTTGAGGAGACGTCACACCAACCATATCAAAAGCACCTTGATTTGGGCTTACTGCAGCATCGGCAGTTGCTCTAGCGTTACCAACAGCAGCAGCATCAATCTGAGAACCAATAGGGGAAGTTACCGTGGTAGTGGTGATTGACTCAGCACTTTGTTGATTAGCGGCAGGGTTAGCAAGTTGCCGTTCTTGAAAGCGATAGGCAAGAACAGGATTTGCAGAGGCCCACATAGCCAAGCCACCACCGATGGTAGAGCTTTGACCCTCCATGTACTTCATTAGCTGTTGAATTTCAGGTTTTGCCTGAGCATATGCTTGACGAGCAGCGGCATAATCTTCCATGCTCCGGTACCGCTCGGGACTCATAGGTTCTACAGCGCGGCGTACTGCCGCAGCTCCTGGAGCGGATTGGGCAAGTGCTTCTCGAATCGCACTCTCTCGTTGGAGGTTCCCCGTGGTAACAGTGGGCCCTGCGACCGAGGGATCGCTATTACCAAAAGCACGAGACGCCTCCATTGCACTGGAGTCAGCAACACCTAAAGGGCTGCCATCTGTTTCACCAAAGAGAAAAGGTGTAGGAGTTTGAGTTAAAGGCAAACTCGGAGGTGAGCCAGCAGTTGTTTCGCCAGTGCGATCACCGGACATCATCCCTGCCATCCCGGCACCGAACATGCCTAAACCAGCAGCCCCCGCAGCAGCTCGGAAAGCGGGGTTATTAAAGAGAGCTCCGAGATCCACAAGCTCGGCGCCGCTAGCTGCGTTACGAGATAAGAGTTCGGGGCGGATGGTGTACTCGCCGCTAAAAATATCAGGAAGGTTAGAAGTAAAAATTGATTGTTGACCTTCGGGCACTGCGGCATTGCGAGCAGCTCCTGGCTGAGCCTGACTTAAACGAATTGTTTCAAGATTACGTTCAGTTGCTACAGGACCACCACGGTAAAATTGACCTCCAATCGGCGTTCCTTCTGGTCGAACAGCACCTCTAGTGGTGGTGAACTCAGCAACAGACCGTGAACCAGCAGGAAAGCGAAGGTCAAGTTCACCTTGTACTGGATTTCCAGTCATTGAAGGCCCTTGCATCGGGGCTCGTGCTGGACCTTGAAGGGTAGGTTGACTAATTAAATCTTCGGTAAACCTAGTACGCGCAACAGGAGGTGGCTGAGGAGCAAAGGTGTTTACATTTGGTGAATCAGCAAAAGGAACGCGAGTATTAGCACCCATCCACTGAGGTGCAGGCGCTTGCCCGAGTTGACTAGATGTAGGGATATTACGAGTACCTAACATTCCTATATTGTCACCAGCTTGTACAGCTCGACGTACAGGTGCACTCTCAGCGCCCGGAAGAACTTGCCTAACTGCCTTAAGAAGTTCACTAGCTTCGCGAGGACCGCCAGCGCGTTGGATTAAGTTTTTAAGAAGACCGACCCCTCCGCGAATACCCGATTGCATCTCTAATTAACGCAAGATCAATAGAGACAGTCTATCTCCAATTTGCGTAAAAGTAGAGACGATCGGACCGAGATACATCCGGTGGGCCAGGGATGGCTTGAATAAATTCACCACCACTCCGCTCAAAACGATAACGAGATGCCACGGGGTCTTTATAGTTTGGCACGTAGAGCATCTCAGCTAAACGTCCACATTCATAAAGATAGTTTTCACGCCAAATCCGAGCCGTCTCGCGTTTGTCTTGGATAGAAATCGAACGAGAAACATCACCAAGAATTGTTTCTTGACGGCTAGTTGCACGCCCTGCGGCTAGCTCAGTTAATCGTTCCGCTTCTTCACAGCGCTCAACTTGAGCAACAATCTTGTCGTAGTAAAACTCACTGGGAATACTATTACAAGCTTCTAAAAGGCGAGCATAGTCCCCAGCAGGTACTGTAGCAATATTATAACCTAGGTGATAAGCGACACGACTAAAGTTAAAGTCGTCAGCGCGGTAGCCAAAGGTTTGCGCGGGGTTACGCGTTAACTGATTAACAGCCGCGTAAATTACTTCGCGCTTAGTGGCGTCTGTAGTTGTAGGTTGAAATACAACCCCTTGTTGAGCTAGAAAAGATTGAATCTGTTCTAACTCGTTTTGACTTAGTTGCGCCACAACCTAAGACTCTTACATCTTCTTATTCTACGTACACAACTCCAGTAGCAAACACTTCAGACCATTCGACTCTTTTAATACTTTCGAGTTGCTCAAGTTTTGTAAATCGTTCACCAGGCAAAGATTGACGTAATTCAACAATTTCTTTAGCTGTTTTAAGTCCAACCCCTGGCAAACACTGACTTAAACCTTCAGGAGTCAGGTTATTTAGGTTAATTCGGTTGTCTGTAGGAGGAAGAGGCTTAACAACAGCCAACTCAACTTCATCTTTCTTGATATTTCGACGCCCACGGCGAGTTTGGAGAGTATTTGAGACCGGTTTAGGGTCCAAATCTTCTTTAAACTCATCAACTTGATCTTTATGAGCAAAAAATACTTTTCCAGTGGTGCTGGAACGCACCATAAAGTACTCACCTTCATCGTGAGTAGAGATTACGTCAATTTTAACCCCACTGGGTTTATAAATTTTGGCGGACATCTGAAAAGTCAGTATGTGAGCAGTAGTTTAGGTCAGGTTAGCCTAATCTTCGTACATACGCTTTAAATCTTTCTCAAAATTCCCTAAAAACTCAGCTCTTTTCTCCCAAGTATCTCCTCCAGTGCACCCTTTTTTAGGATTAATGCACTCCGGGTCGGAGACACGATTGCAAACTAGACCTGCAAGATCTAACTCATTGCCTCTGTAACCAGTTTTCCAGTGGTGAGCACCATTAAGCCACGTGGCACCACAACGTGAGCATTCCTTGCGTTCTAATTTTAAATCTGAAAACTCTCTATCATCCATATGAGTGAGTAAAGACGATACGCTTTATTAACTTTGACAGTGAAATGCGTTAAACATCATAAAAGATTACTTAAGAACAAGAAATAAAAAACCCCTCCCGAAGGAGGGGCTCCCTTGTTCGCATCCTGAGTTTATCAGGAGGGCGAAGTTGAGGTATAGATCGAGGATTCGATGACACCAGCAGGCTGCAGAGCAAGATCAGACCGCTCGGGCGGTTGATCGGCAACGATCCAGCACACCTCACAGATAGCGAGAGCTTTGTTCTTGCCGGACAGCTTGTTAGCTGCAGCACGGGGATCATAGATACCCGAACCTTGGGCCAGACCAGAAGCAACAGCGCCACCCAGGTTGGCGGTGGTGAACAGTTTCCAACGAGTATCAGCAGTCAGAGCAGACAGGCTGCTCGAATTGATGATGTTGGTGGAACCGACAGCACCATTGACAATGCGGCTGCTCGAACCAGTCAGGGTCGTACCGAACTGACCAGACACCACGGTGGTGGTGTCACGCAGACCTTGGCCCACAGCGGGGATTAAGGTCAGTCGAGGAGTGGCAGAACCACCGGCAACGCCGGAACTCACGACATCGCCGCCGTCTACACGCAGAGAAGTGCGGTACACGAAAGCACCAGAAGGCACAGTAATGCCATCGGTGATGTCAGCCCGAATGTCCTTGTGGAAATCGGGGGAGGGGATAATAACGTTTGCGTTCAGGAAAGGCTGATTCGCAGCGTTTTGACCGGAACCGTAAGGTTGGGTGTAGTAGTCAAGCTGGTTATTGGTACCCAGAGCTTGATAGCTCAGGTCGACATAACCGATAGCTTGCTGGGCAATCCAACCGGGACGGAACACCACGCCCACAGGGCCACCGATAGGTTGGTCGGTGAAGCTCGTTTGAACGCCATTGGCGTTCTCGAACTGCATGGTCCTTTCTTCGTGCCAGTAACGAAGAACGTTCGTGTAGTTACCAGGATAAATCTTGGCAACCGAGAGCTGATTAGGGTTGATAGTCATTGTTAGTTACCTCCTCAAGCGTCGAAAGAGTAACCAATGGTGACGAAATCAGCATTCAGAAGTTCGAAACCTGCGTACAGGCTCCAAATCATCATGATGAAACGGCTGAAGTCGTCGTTGTTGTTGAGGAGCACCTGGGCATTGTTGCCACCGATGCCAACACCAACAGCTTGAGGACCAAAGAAGATACCAACAGCAGCGTTATAGTTAGCGGTGCTGGAAGCAATGGTCGCGCTCTGAGATTGAGTAGGCATGTTGGTGCTTTCGAAGAAGCGCACGCCCTCAAACACAAAGCCAGTAGGCATAATCGGCTCGCCAGCCACGAAGGTGGCTTGGCCAAAGCCTTGACCCATGTACAGAGCAGCGTTGGGCTGCATCCCGGACATGAGGGGGTTGATCTGACCATTGCCAGGATAACGAGCAACCTCGCGGAAGTCGCTGTTCTGACGAAGGTGCATCAGGAAGGTCGGATCGCAAACGCAGCGATAGAAACCGTCCTGGAAAGTGGGGGTGTTCCGCTTACGCAGGCTCTTCACCACGCGCAGCAGGTCATCCTTAACGTCGAACTTAGCTTGCTCGGCGTTGGTGTAGGTCAGAGCGCCAGTGGCGAGATCACCAGGGAAGTAGTAACCGCCTTGGGTATCAGAAGATTGACCTTTGGAAACAGTCTTCAGGAGTTCATTGATGAACACCCGATCACGCCAACGACGATAGTCGTCGAGCAGAGTCAGGCTGCCGATGGATTGGTGGAAAGTGGTGAGATTGCCAGTATCCAGCAGGAGACGCTGGGCAGTGATCAGAGTCTCACGCGCAATCTTGAAGGTGCTGGGCTGAGTGGGATCACTCGGGTCAGCAGGGCCTGTGTACTCGCGAAGCGTCACGAGCACTTTGTCCTTCACAATATTGCGGCTGTTAGCAGTACCGATGGTCTGCTCGGCAGTGCGCTCGCGAGATTCTTTGGAGCCGGGGTTACCGAAGAAACGGTAACGATCGAGCTGTACAGTCTGACCGGGTTGCTTCGAGAAATCGTGAACAACTACGGGTTCCGCAGCCATCTCGACGATGTATGCGGGGTGGGGACGGTACAGTTCAGCACCAAGAATCTTCGGAAAGTCATTATCGATAAACATCGATAATATCCAAAAGAAACTACAAAAACAATCTTAAAACATGAGGATCATTAAGAGTAAAAAATTGTCGCACTTTTAGCGGTTTAAATTTTAGTCCCAGGGCTAAAGGTCCGCACCATGTTACGTACACCTTCTCCAAGCACACCATATATAAAAGCATAATTTGGAACATACCTTAAAGATTTACCTCGATAGCTATTACGAACTGGTGAACCCATCTGACCAGGTACCCCTGTATAACGAGTCTCCGTGAGGCTTTGGCAATATACGGGATGGTGATACACCCACGCAGCGCGAGAACCTGATGTGTCGTTAGTTGGATTAGTAAGCGTAGGGGAAGCGATTGTGGGGTGTGTTACACCACCGCCAGTAATTCCTCCACCATCTACCGTGTTGTCATTCGAACTAGGTGTTTGAAACGGAGAATAAAGCTGGTTATCAGGAACTTGTTCGCCATACCAAGTATGTGTACCGAAGTTACGTAGACCAGGTTCAGGCCCATAAGCAGTTTGAACACTCGCGTTAGCGTTACTGTAAATACCCTGCGCACGAAAGCCAACGTAGCTATCTAGTAATCCAGACGCATGAGGTTGAATATTTTCGTAGTTAGTCCAGTAACCAGAAATAGCAGGAGGCACCGCCCGCCAATCCGTAGTGAAATAACCATTGAGATTCGGAGGACCTACTGGAATACGACCAAAATCAGCACCTTCATCATTAACCCCGTACCAAGTCTGTTGTACCCCAGAAGGGGGTACATACCCACTTGAAATAGTTAAGTACGTGTCGGTGAGATTTAAGTTGTCACCAGTACGCTGAGGGCCCGACTGGATCGGGTGATAAAGGTTTTTATCGTATTTCCAATTAGTCTGCGCTGCGTATACCATAGTGCCACTCCAGCTTATTTAATTGTACTTGTTCTAAAATATTAAAGAGCTTGTAAGGGTAAATGTCTTCCCACATAGAGAAAGCCCTTACGATGTTTTTCGAAGACCCAGAAGCATCTATAGCTTGTTTTTCAGGCTCAATAACAGAAAGTCTTACCCACCCACGGGGGATTAAAAAAGTTATTCCTTATTTAATCAAAGCTTCTATAGTCGGTTATATGCTGGCGACTTTTGTAAGCCCGGCTATTGAAGAAAGATTTAGGCTCACAAAAAATGAGGCCATAGCGACCGCATTTATTATCGGTTATGCCGGAATTCGAATCTTGGCCGCAGCTGAGCGTATAGCCGAAAAAGAACTAGGACGCCGACTAGGAAAAGATAAAGAAAATAATATTAGTTAATAACTA